TATCAATTTAATAACGATGTAGACTTAACAACTAAACGGGCTAGAGATACATTAAGTAGATACTATAAAGCAGGTGCAATAAAAGCAGATTACTCTGGTTGGAATACTTTAAATACTTCTTCCTTTGGTGAAACTGGATTTAAAAGACTAGAAATACCTAGTGAAGCTATTAAACCAATTACCTTTAAGATTCCAGAGCAAATAATTTACTACAATGAAATTGCACTGGCACTTGGAACAAGTCCTTCTTCAACAACTGTTGATGATTGTAAGAAAAATGTTAGATTCCAGGGTCTTTCAAGAAATTATATTATAAACCATGACGATCCATCTCCCAGTGCGCAACAATACAATGATGTTAGGGGAATAAGATATACTTCAAATACACTGGCTCAGTCTCCAAGTAGTAATGGTATAGGTGATGCTGGTGGTTACTATTTTAAAGCAGATAGTTTTTGGGAAGATTGGTGTACAGAGTGGACTGATGCAAACTTTTCGCCTAATCCATCCCATGTAAGAAATGTAATAAATGATTTTTATAATGAAGCCTGTATTGATTGGTTTGTAACAGAAACAAACTTAAGTTCTCTTACTGGAATTTCTGTCACCAGCCCAAATACTAATTCTTATTATAATACTTGGAATAGAATGCCAACTTTATCTAATATATCTGCTACAGCTGGGCAGTTAAACCAAATAAAAGGTAAATATTTTGTACCTTGGTTATATAGACCAAATGAATTACACGTTGATGCTGCTACAACCCCACCAACAAATGGATTTCATATTAATGATAATAACGGATACCAAGGAACACACCTTTTAAACATTGACGCTAACTGTTTATTCTCACAGGCTTCTAACTTTATTCCAGACCCTGTAGATGAGTATGTATTTAGAATTGTTTCTAAAGGTGAAATAGCTTCTTTGGTTAGGGATCCATCTAAAGATGTGTTAAACAGTGCTGTTGTTTTAGAGTGGGGTCTTAACAATCAACCGACATCTGGAACAACCCAAGTACTTACTAATATTGAAGATATATTTGCAGATTCTTCTGATATAGAAGCTCTTAGAGCATCTTCAAGATATGATTATTCTAAGTTAAAGGTATATATTAAAAATGAACAAATAGAGAATCATGGTGGTACTTTTAGATATGTTATAACTCTTGCTATTCAAACACCAAGAATTAAATCAATTGGTTATTCAAAAGTATTTAGAAGATTTACATCACAGAATTTAAGTTTAGATTACCCAAATTGGGATAATACTAATACTGATTCTGAAAAAGATGGTGGTCCCTGGAACTTTAGTCTAATAGACTTTAGGAATACATCTACAAGTACAGGTACTGAGTTATATACAGAACCAAACCCAACAACTCCAACTTGGGATGTTGATACCGTATCTTTTGGAGAAGGAACAATGGATTCGGTTGAGGGTAATTTAGGAACTACTAGGATTTCTTCAATTGCTCCAATGATTTCAGGTAGAAATGAATGTGCAGTTAAGTTTACACGCGCAGGTATTCCTGGTAATCTATGGATTAGATTATCTGTACTTACATCAGATGCTTGTGAGCCATTGCTTGTTGGATTAGATCCAGACAAGTTTAACTTTAGTGAGTTTACAGAGGAGTAATAATATGAAAGACGAAAAACCAAATGTTTCATCAGTAATTCAGTGGATTCAATTGGTAGTTCTTAGTATTGGTGTTGGTGGATTCTTTGTTGATATTGGTAAACGAACACAACAACTTGACAAACAGAATCAAGATTTATTAGAACTAAAGGTTATTGTCCAAGATCTAGTCAAAGCCCAGATTCAAATTTCATCTAATGATGCTACACATAAAGCCATGTTAGATGATCTTAAATCACGGGTTGTAGAACTAGAAAGAAGGCGATAATGAATAGACTAATACTACTTTTTTGTTTATTATTTACTGTAGGCTGTAAATCACCTACTGCTCAGATTGCTAAGGATGCTAATCAAGTATCTAGTTTAGCTCAATCTTCTAAAGAAAGGTTTGTTAGGATTGATGAAGCCACAAAAACCGAGGTTATAGATGTTGCGTCGATTCAGTCAGAATGTTCTGACGGGATCAATGAACAAGATACTATAGTTGGTTTAACAAAGTCTACATTAGTTGCGTTAACTAAAGTAGAAGACGAGGTTCCTTGGTGGGCTAGTTTATTATCTTATATAATGGTAGCACTTAGTATCCTAGCTATATGTTTTATACTATGGTATACTGGGTTAGGAACATTACTTAAGAGTATATTCTATTCTTTAGGTTTATTTATTCCTAAAGCTAAACTAGAACAGGCAGAACTAGCTAAGAAAACGCTAGACGAGTCTGATCCAGTTACCCCTAGGGAGATGGTTGCTGCACTACGGGCATCTGATAAAGCCTTTGATGCAGCTTACACTAAATTAAGTAAGGAGAAATAACATGGAATCATTTTTAGGTAGTCTTTGGTTTGCTGGTATGACATTAGTTGTTGGCTATGTCCTTGGTCACATCTTCCCAATCAGCAAGTTTGGTAGTAAGTAATATGAAAGATCAACTTAGCAAGCTCCAGGAGCTGCTAATTAGCCGTTTAATTGCTGACTTTGGCGATGAGGCTAAGTGTACTCCTGGTTTTTATACCGTAGTTCGCGGTATCCTTAGTGATCATAAGGATCAGGTCAATAAGATTCCAAGCGAGTCTATTGAAGCCGTAGAACTAGCCATGAAAAATGCAGCACCATTCAAGATGAATAAGGCTGCTTACTGATAGGAGATAAGGATGCGTGTTCCCCAGGAAGTAACTGACGATTTTAGAAATCACTTATACTTTTGTTTTAAACATCTTGGACTGGGAGAACCAACACGAATCCAATATGAGTTAGCCAGACAAATACAAGAGGGTCCCGATGATCAGATTATTGCGGCAGGCCGTGGTACTGGTAAATCTACCATTACTGCTTGCTTGGCTAGTTGGGAATGGTTAAAGAATCCCAACTGCACCTTCCTTGTATTGTCCAATACTCAAGGCAAAGCCATTGACTTTGTTTCTCAGGCTAGAAAAATTCTATCTGTTGTTCCTTATTGTGTACATCTAATCCCCGGAGATACAGATAAGGACAATGCCCTTGGTTTTAATGTAGCCATTAGAACCAAGTTTACACAGGACTTGAGTTGTGCTGCCCGAGGTATTACAGGGCAGATTACAGGTCTTCACGCTGATCGTATTATCCTAGATGACATTGAGATTGCTGGTAAGAACGAGACTCCAATAGGTAAAGAGAACCTATTAAAGAAGTTAAATGAACTTGAATCTATACGCAATAAGCCATCTAGGGTTATCTTCCTAGGCACACCCCATTATCAGGACTCTATTTACAATGTCCTTAAGGGTTCTTACCCCATGATTAAGTACCCAGCAGAGATGCCAAATACAACCGTACCCCACGAGGTCGAGGACGTGGCTCCCTGGGTCCTAGACTTGGATATAGAGCCAGGGGACGCTACACAGCCAGAGAGGTTCGACCGAACCGAGCTAGCCGCCAGACAGGCTAAAATGGGGCCTAGTGCCTATGCCCTTCAGTACCGTCTAATTACAAGCCTAGCCGATGCTGATAGATACCCACTTAAGTTACGGGACCTATTAGTTATAGACATAGACCCAGAAGTAGGGCCTGATAGATTGGTATGGCAGGGTCAGAATGGATTACAGGGTATGCCAATGTTTGGTATCTCTGGTGACTTAATTCCAGAGCCAATGCATGTGTCTAGTTCGTATATGCCGTGGCAACATATGCATCTAACCATAGATCCTTCTGGTAGAGGCACAGACCAAACCGGAGTTTGTATAGCCTCTGTTCTAAGTGGTATGATATTTGTACATGAACTTCTTGGAATAGAGGGTGGATACAGTGATGCTACTTTATTAAAGATTGCAAAGCTAGTAAAGGAATATAAAATACCATTAGTTCGTGTTGAGTCTAACTTTGGTGATGGCTTATTTACTAAGGTATTAATTCCGTTTTTAATAGAACATTGTGGTAAAGTTGGAGTAGAAGAATTCAAAGTGACTGGACAAAAGGAACTAAGAATTATAGAAACCCTTGAACCTGTTATGGCTATGCATAGATTAGTCATATCTAGAAAGGCAATTAAAGATGAACAAAACCAAATCCAACTTACAAGGCTGCATCGGGGTCGTGGTGCTTTACGCCATGATGACCGTGTTGATGCTTTATCTGCTGCTGTAGATTTTTATAAAAGCCATATGGCAATGGATACAGAGAAAACAGCCAAGGATTTAGAAAAGAAAGCTTGGCAAAAGAGAGTAAAGAATTGGGCTGAAAACTTTAGAGCTGGTGACTATTATCCCAATAGCGGAGCTACTAAGTTAATTGCAACCAATCATAAACCTAAAAAGAAAGGTAAAAGTCAATGGGGATGGTAAAAGAATTTATTGCTTCAGTGTTGTTTATTTCTATTATTTCACTTGTTAATTATTTATTCCCTTCAGAAAATCTTTGCTTCTTGCCTATTGCCCTTGGAGCTATGTCATTAGCTCAGGGTGTTATGGGTGGCATGGCAGCAAGTGCAAAAGCAGAAAGAGAAAATGAAGAAGCCCTAGCTAAATGGGGTGCAGCTACTGTACAGAAAGCTTGGAATAATTCTAAAGCTCAACTAGAAGCTGTTCAGCAGTTTGAAAACCAACTTAAAAAGAATAGACAGATATCCGAAGCAGCTTTTGCTTATAACTACGATGCAATGGGTGCTGCAAGAGTTGCTAATACAATGAAGCAAGAACAAACATATAATCTTG